CGCGGGTAAAACCCAATAGATTTCAAGTCTATCTCCTTAACCACTCGGACACGATATCTTAATATATTAAAAAAAACCCAAATACTTTAAACCCTCCCATTTATTAGAATTATTTATCTTTCAGTCCCTAATGAAAAATTATCTATATACACTATAATAATAAAAATATCTTAATATGCAATATTTCAGCAAATTACTTTAACTTATTTTTATTTTATAGTTTATTCTTATATTACACATTAGAATAAATTCTTTAAAGTATTTAAAATACATAAAAAATAAGAATTATTCTATTTATTACTATTTAAATTTTCTAATTTAAAATTAGAGAATTATGGTTGTAATCACCATTATTAGTTATATTATTATTTAGTCTTTAAAACGCAATTACTTATTTTAAGATATCCATCTAGTATATTTGGATCACTTTTTATTTTGAAATTTCTATAATTAGTTTTATTATATTTATTTATAAAAGCTTGTTTATCTTCATCATTTGTAAATTTATCATCTGCTATCTTCTGTAATAAATCAATATTTTGTAATTTAACAATTTCTTTGATATCATCCATTTTTTTTTTATTTAATAATTAAAAAATTTAATTATATTTCAAATTTATTGTTGAGCGCATTGTATATTTTCCTGAATATGTTCATCCATATTTTCCATATTTTCTTCACTATGTTCATAATATTCAATATTATTTATATCTGAATCTTCATCTATATCCTCATCTTTAACATCTAAAATAGTCTTTAATAATTTAATCTTATTATTATTTATATTATCTGGAAATTCTATATTAAATTTAATTATTAAATCTCCATAAATTAAATTATCCTCTTTTAATTTAGGAACTCCTTTACTATTCACTTTCATTAAATAATTTGGTTTAACTATTTTATCTAAATCTATAATCAATTCTTCATTATTTAAATAATCTAAAGTTAAATATCCACCACATAAACATTTACCTAATAATATATTTTCTTCTAAATATAAATTATTATCTTTTAATATATATTTTTCGTGGGGAACAACTCTTAATTTAATAATTAAATCTCCTCTTAAATTAAATTCTTTATTATAATCACCCTTTTCTTTTAATACAATTTCTTTACCATCATAAGAACCTTTTTTAATATTTAAATTATATTCTTCTGTTTTATTTTTTAAACCAGTTCCACTACATTTATCACATTTACAATCTTCTTTAATAGTATATCCTAATTGATTACATTGATCGCAAGGTATTTGCATTTGTTGTATTACTCTTGGAGCAATTTCTTGTCTTTTAATAATTACTTTATTTCCATTACATTTACTACATATTTCTTTTCCATCATTTAGATAACCTTTTGCTTTACATTTTCTACATTTAGTAGATATATCTACTTTTATATCTTTTTTAGTTCCTGTATATATATCATCTAATGTTATTTCTACATTTACAATTTTATGTATATTTTTTTTATTTTGACCAAACATATTAAACATACCACCACCACCCATATCACCTAAATCTTGAACATTTATAGGTATTCCCCCCCCCATTCCAAACATAGATCCAAATATATCATCTGGAGGCATATTTTCTAAATCAAGTGCACCATGTTTATCATATACACTTTTCTTCTCTGGGTCAGATAATATTGAATGTGCATCAGATATTTCTTTAAATTTATTAGCATCTCCACCTCTATCTGGATGATGAGTCATTGCTAATTTTTTATATTGTTTTTTAATATCATTATCAGATGCATCTTTTGGTAATTCTAAAATACTATATAAATCTTTTTCCATTATTTAAAATATTATAATAATAAATTTTTAAATACTAAACATATAGTATATTATATTTGAAATAATAATTATAAATACATAATTAGTATCTAATAATTGTATATTCCATAAAAATTTATTATAAAATGGTTTTAATAAATAATCTATCATATTAAAAAAATTAATTTCTTTTATCCCATTACTATTTATTCTAAACCATATATTACCAATTACAATTTCAATATATAATAAAAATAGAATAGTAATAATAATATTAAATGTTAAAATTTGTTTTATGTCCTTTAGGTTCATATATATGTAAAGACCAAGTATTTTTATTTATTAAATTTGTCACTTTATGATATCCAATTGTATTATCTATATAACTTTTATCAAGCAATTTACTTAGATAATTACTATTTTTTTTATACAATATTTTATTTTTTTTATAAACATCTTCTTTTAATTTTCCAGATAATAAATAAACACTACATCCATTTTTTGAATGGTCGTGTATTGGAGTTATAACTTTTGGTTCCCATTTTATAAGAGCAATATCATATTTATAATGAGGAATAATGTATTTATAATAAATATTATTTACATTTATTTTTTTAATCATCTATATAATTAATATCTATATTTATTATAAAAAAAAGTAAATATACTATCAGATTTAATATGAAATAAAAAAGTAAAATCTATTATTTCTATTAAATAATACCAATTTGTTGGTATATACAATAATTCATTTTTTTTTAAATTTGTAATAATAGACCATTTTTTTAAATTGTTTATATCTTGATTTTCAATATCCTCTTTGTGTTTTGGATTTATTAATAAAATATTACAATTTCCAAATATATTACCTATTAATAATAAATTATTACTATTTTTTTTTAATTTAGATTCATATGAATTTTGTAATAAACTTCCAAAATATTGTTTATTATAATATAAATAACCTGAAAAAATATCATATAAATAATCACATTTATCAGTTAAACTAAAATCTAAAATTAATTTATTATTTTCATAAATATTAATATCTTTATCTTTTTCAAAATCATTTAATCTTATTAAAGTATTATTTTCTTCATAATAATTATTTGGTTTTGATTTTATAATATCTACATCTAAATCTACATCTAAATTATCAAATAATAATGGGTCAAGTGCTCTTTTATTTTTATAGATATCATTAAAAGAATCTAATTTAATTAATTTAGAATTTTTATTATATTTATTAATATTTATAATACTTATTATTATCAATATTATTACTAATATCAATAGTAGTTTTAATAATAATATAATCATTAAACTATATAAAGATATATTATTTATAATATAAAAAATGACCGAAGAAAATAATATGACTGAAGGCAGTAATGAAATGGATGTAGAAAGTACTAATGAAGAAAATACCAGTTATGTGGGTCGAGTAAATTGGTTTAATCGTAAAAAGGGATTTGGATTTATTAATGTAGTTAGTCCAGGTACTGAATTAACAAACACTGATGTTTTTTTCCATTTTTCTGAAATTTCTACCGAAAATTATAAAATTGTTTACCCGGGTGAATATGTATCTTTCACGCTCGGTGTAAATGATTCTGATGGAGAAAATAGAAGCATTTGCAAGGGTATTACTGGTGTTTATGGTAATGATTTGTTGACTGATAATGTTAAATATAATTATAGAGTAACTGAAAAGAAAAATAATTCTAATAATTCTAATAAAGATGAAACTAGTCAATAAGACATTCATTTAAATTAATTTTTTTAGTTTTTTTTGTATTTTTATTTTCATATTTTTCTGTTGTTCCATCTAAGTTAATTATAGTAATATCATATTTATTTTTACTATAATGACTTAGTCTTTTTTTATATTGATTATTAAAGATTGATATATCATCTTTAATATCAATAATATATGGGTGTTTAACTCTATGTTCTTTTTTTTGTCTTAATATTCTTCCAACAGATTGGACTATATCTGATTTAGGGGATGCTAATATTATTGTATTTAATTTGGGTATATCCATACCTTCACTAGCCATAGAAAATGTTCCTAAAATAATATCTTTATCTTGTGCTATTCTTAATAGTTCTGGTTTAACTCCTCCTACATAAAATCCGCAACTTATATTTTTCTTTTCTAATTTTTTGGCAATATAATCTAAATGTCCCCTTCTATCACTTAATATTAATATATTTCTATCGCCTTCATTAAATAAATTTATAGCTTTTTGAATAATTAATTTAGTCCTTGGTTTAAATTCACATATTTTATTTATCATTTTTGGAAAATTTGGTTTACCATTATAATTATTTTCTACTTTTGAATATTTTTGATCATCTGATGTAAAATTTATTATATTTACTTCTACATAATCTTCATTTTTTTCTTTAGACGAATAAGCTATATTACCTATATACCATTCAAATACTTTTCTTAAACCATCTTTTCTATTTGGAGTAGCAGATAATCCTAACATATATTTAGATGCTACTTTTGGCATACATTTTGAAAACATCTCTGCTCCTAAATGATGACATTCATCAAAAATAATTAATCCAAAACATTTAAATATATCTTTATCATATTCTTTCATTGATAAACTTTGTACCATTGCTAATACAATATCTTTATTATCTATATCAATTGTATTTTGTTGTATTTTTCCTATTTTTGCCTTTGGTATAAATTCTTCTATCCTATCTTTCCATTGTGTCATTAAAAAATCTTTATGTACAACTACCATAGTTTTTACTTTTAATTGTGCTAAAATATATAATGATAATACAGTTTTCCCCCCACCACATTTTAAAGATATAATTGCACCACCATCTTTATCTAATGTATTTTTAACAATATCATATATAGGCATTTGTTCTTTTCTTAAATCACCTTTAAATTTTATATTTATAGCATCTCCTTCTGTTAAACCATCTTCATTTGGTAATCCAAATTTTTCAATACCATAAAATCTAGGTAAATATAATTTATTTGGACTTTCTAAAAAAACTGAAAATTTTTTTTCTTTACCAGTTCCTATATCATTATAATTAAATGGTTTAACAGTTAAATCATCTTTAATTTCTTTAACTTCTTTTAACTCTAAATCTTTTTTTTTGATTATGTAACCATTACGATTTAATTTAGACATATTGTATATCTTTTATTATTTATTAATAAATAACATTTAAATAATATTTCAAATATTTTATATTTTATATATATACAAATATGAGTTCAATTACAAATATATATTTACATTTTGCAACAAATTTAGATTCACATTATAAAACTATTGATGATTATATCTTAGAAAAACATCAGAAAAAAATAAATAATAATAATAATAATATAGAAGATAATTTATTAACTGGTGTTAAATCATCTCATGATAAATATTATGATAAATTTTATAATCCATCAGAAAAAAGACTTCCAATTAAATCAAAATATATTGAACATATAAGGGATAATATAACAAAGTGTCCCAGTGATTATTCAAATCAAATAAAAACAATTTTAAAAAATAATAATCTATTACCACAAATGCCTGGTTATACAAAAGATGATATATTACACGAATTACGATATGTAGATAATGTTAATTATATAACAGGTTCAAAATATAAAAGAAATATTCCATTTCCAGTTAGTGCTGATTTTTTTAAATAATATATATTATTATATATATATTATTATATATAATGTTTGGTGGTAATCCAATGGCTGCAATGATGGCCGCAGATGTTGCTTCTCAAAATCCACAAGTAACTGGTATAGTAATAATAATATTATTATCTGTAGGGTGTTGTGTAATGTCCCTTTTTTGGACAGGACCTTGTATAATTATATGCACATGCTGTATTTTTATTTGTAGATCATGTTTTGGATCTACAGAAGATTTTATAGTTGGTTCACAAAATGACGACAATAAAAATTAAATATATATATATATATATATATTTAATGGATACAGGCCTTTTTATATTTATTTTATCTATGTTAGGATTAATATTTTGTTCTATTGTCTGTTTTATATTGTCATTAATTTCAAGTGGATTACTTTGGTCTCAATCCGATACTATTAGTTTCAAATTGTGTAAATTTTGGTATCAAATAACAACTTTTGGAGGATCAATTGATGTTGGTAGAATGGGTGCTCAATGTGGTGGTGATCCAGATGGTCAAATGCTTCCACTAGGTGCAGTGTGTAGTTCAAATGAAGAATGTGAAAGTGGAAATTGTGTAGGAGGGGGGATATTAGGATTTGGCGTGACTGAGCCTGACACATGTGGGGTGGAAGGTGAAAGTGGATTTTTTGGTGGATTATTTAGATAAATTAATATTGTATGTATATTTTTATAATAAAAAAATTAATATATAATATAATATAATATAAATGTTTAATTATAATTTATTGTTTTTAACTATAATAGTTACTATTTTTATTAAATATGTAACAAGTAAAAATAAAAGTATACTAATAAAAACATAATAAAAAATATTAATTTTAATGATTGTTTTTAATTAATAATTTTTATTTAATTTATTTTATTTAAATCGTGATTATACAAGTTTGTATCTGCATCCCTTTCTTTTTTCCAGCATCTGTAGAATGATTTGTACTTAAATCGTCGATCATTTTCATAGCAATATTTTTAATTAAAATCTCATGCTTTTCAATAGTCAGTTGACTATTTTTGATATCTTCTTCACTTTGTGAAAATACATTTTTATTATGTTTATGAATCGCACATATATCTAGATTACCTATACTCATACATTTATAAGTAACTGTGTATTCAATACCATCATAAACTACAGATCTCATAATAAAATCATTTGTGTGCATGTTTTTAGTAGCCCTTTGTCCATTTTTAATTTGTCTACAACTTGAACCATTCTTATTACGATTATTAGCTTGTAGAGCTCGATTTTGTGATCTGGCTGCCTTAGCAGCTTTCCCACGAGGCATTATAAGATTATAATTCTAATTCTAAATTAATTAATATTTTTAATATAAATAATTTCAAATTAAAAATTTAAATTAAGAGCTCTTTTTAAATTTCTTAATAAATTCAGCACCTATTTTTTGTCTAAGTGTTTGGTCTTCAATAACATTATCAAGAATTTGTTGCATAGTACAAGATTTATTTGATTTAACAATTGATCCTATTTCTATTGTATTTGGGTCCACATATCTATAATTAACAAGATATTGATTTGAATCATATGTTACTAATTTTGCTTGGAATTTAAATATTGATGAAGTTTCTCCTTTTTTATATTTTTTTCCTTTAATTTGATTATAAGCACTTGCTGATGAATTAGCAGTAGACCTACCTCTCATACAAGCTCTATTATGTGATCTCGCTGCTTTTGCCTCATTTCCACGAGGCATGATGAAGATATGTTTTTTATAATTTAAAAATAAATAATTTTCAAATTAAAAAAAAAGAGCTTTTAAAAAATAATATAAGATTAATATAAATGAATGAATTGCACGAAAATATGTTATCAATAATAACTGGTTATTTAATAGTTAATTTTATATGGGATATATATTCAGATGATTATGTTATAGTTAAAAAAATGTAAATTACGTTTATATTTTCAAATAATAATAAATTAAAAAATATTATGAAAGAAACAAATATAAATGATTTAACAACCCGATTAACTGAAGAAGAATCTAATATTGTTGATTCAATTATAAACGATTTAAATAAAGATAGTAAATCATCAACTCCTCCAAAACCAAAATTACCAAGCCAAATGCCAAGCCAAATGCCAGGCCAAATGCCAGGCCAAATGCCAGGTCAAATGCCAGGTCAAATGCCAGGTCAAATGCCAGGTCAAGTTCCTGGTCAAATTCCAGGTCAAATTCCAGGACAAGTTCCAGGTCAAATTCCAGGACAAGTTCCTGGTGGTATGCCAGGTCAAATGCCTGGTCAAATTCCTGGTGGTATGCCAGGTCAAATGCCAGGACAAACACAACCAGGACCTCAAAAGGTAAATGTAACTCCAGAACAAAAGAAACAATTAGAAACAATGACTCCAGAACAACAACAAGTATTTTTAAAAGAAATTAAAAGTAAACAAGACCAAGAATTAGCTAAAGAGAGTCAAAAAAAAGAAGAATTTACTGAAGAAAAAATTAAACAAATTAAAGGAAGTGCAATTGAAGAATTAAAAAATAGTATTAAAGAACCAATTGTAATTTCATTAATTGCTTTTCTATTTTCTATTCCACAAATTGATAATATATTTTTATCAACAAAATCAAATATGTTAGTTAATGATTCTGGAAATATTACTATTGTATCATTATTAATTAAAGCTTTATTAGTTGGAATTTTATATTATTTAGTAAAGAGATATAATATAGTTTAAATAGATAATAATTTAGTACTAAATTCTTCTAATTTTTTATAACATTTATTAATTGTTACTTCTGATATTTTGGAAATATTAGAAATATCTTTTTTTGATATATTAATTTGTTTTACACGAACATATAAATATATAGAACCTGCTGCAATAGATGGTGGTGTATTTTCATAAATAATTTTTAATTTTTGTGCTTTATCTGAAATATTTTTAATAATATCAATATCGTTATTATTTAAGTTTAGTTGATTACAAAATCTGTCTATAAAATCATTTGAATCTATTATAGTATGTTTATTAATTCTGTTTTGATTTTGTTTATTATAATGTAATATTTCTTGAAATTTTTTACATCCTTTTGTTATAATTATATTATTAATATTAAACATTTCTGATATTTCTTTAGTACTTCTAGGTACATTACAATTTTTACAGGAAAAGTAAATACAAGCAGCTATTATTCCTTTTCTATTATTCCCACGAGAAATTTTATTTTCAGACATAATTTTATATAAAGATTTAGCTTCTTGAGCTATTTTTGGTTTTAAATTATTATTATTGCATATTAATTGTATTTCATTAAATATTTTATTTAGACTTCTTTCTTTATAAGTCATACTATTCCAATCATTCATTCTTTTAGTTTTATTCATAGTTTTATTATAATAACCCGGTTTTATAGTTGTTCCAACTGATGCTTCAGGTAATAATGGATTTAAAGCTAAACCACATCTTGTTGGGTCAGATGATTTAGTATCATTATGTCCATAATATCTCCATTCTGGTTTATCTGAAATATTATTATCATTTATATTATCATTTATATTATCATTTATATTATCATTTATATTATC